GGTGGAACTAATTGGACAGAAGCATCAAGCTATTCTGCGATCACTCCTGTATATTCAACAGGGGTAAAACAAGTAAGACTTGGAGAAACAACTTGTACTTCAGGAACAGATGTTCGTTATAAAGTGGAATGGGCTAATCAAAGTGCTGGAAGTAAAGAAACTCAATTACATGGAATAGGAACTAATTACTAATGGCTATCATTAAATTAAATAACAACGCATTAACAAGTGTAACAGAATTACCAAGTGGTGTAGGTGCTGACCCAAATGTTAAAACAGATTTAGCACGATTAGGTTTAAGAGTATTTGCAAATCAAAATTTAGTAAAACAAAATTCTAATTCAGCTTCTTATGATGTATTTCAAGATTCAACAGGAGTTACAAATTTAACTAATTGTGCAAGAACATCAGAGGAATATATAGGATCAATTTATACAGATGTTTCTGCATTTACATCTGACAGCGACACAGCAATATTATTACACATGGAAGATAATAGCGATAGTTCAAGTGGAACAGATACTTTAAGTTTAAATGGAAACGCATCATTTTCAACAGCACAAGCAAAGTTTGGTTCAAAATCTTTATTTTGTTCTTCATCAGGTAATGGATTTGGAAATATTACTGCTGGAAATAGGTGGCAAGTAGGAACAGGAGCATTAACAGTTGAGTGTTGGGGTTATGGTACAAATAAAAGTGGTGTACATCAATCGCTTGTAGGTAAATGGACAGGTGGAAATGTTTTTGACATGAGGTATGAAGCTTCAGATGCTTCTGGTAATTTTGGATTACACGACCAAACTACTATGAGAAATTCTGGACAATCTTCTGGATTAAATGGTTGGCATCATTTTGCTTGGACTAGAGATGGTTCAAGTAATAATACTCTTTGGTATGATGGAGTTTCAAAAGTAACTTGGACAAATAATAATAATATGAATATGGGAACAAACTCATTTTATCTCGGACAATTAGATGGTAGTGTTGAATTTGATGGATATATTGATGAAGTAAGAATATCAACAGTATCAAGATACTCGTCTGCATTTACACCAAACAGTTCAGTAACAGCTAATGCATCAGGTTCTTTTGAGGGTGCTACAATAACTGCTGGGTCATCAACTTCAAAAATGGGTGCAGTGATAACTTATCAAAACAACGCAGGAACAAATGCTTTAAACTCGGATTTAATTTTAAAATTAAGTGCTGATAATGGAAGTAACTATTCCACAGCAACATTAACTGCATTACCTGATTTTGCAAGTGGGGTAAAATGTTGTCAAGTTTCAGATTTATCAGTTACAGCTGGTACACAATTAAAATATAAGATAGAGTTTGCAAATCAATCAAGTGGAAGTAAGGAGTGTAGAGTTACAGGCGTTTCTCTGCAATATTAATTATGAGTTATATAGGTAAAATACCAGCAACAGGAAATTTTGTTAAATTAGATGCGATTAGTGTAGTTAATGGTCAAGCTGGTTATACTATGCAAAGCAGTTCAGTTAATTTTTCTCCTGAATCTGCTAATCATATGCTTGTATCTTTGAATGGTGTAATCCAAGCACCAATAAGTTCATTTACAGTTTCAGGAAGTACAATTACTTTTGCATCTGCTTTAAGTACAGGCGATGTTATTGATTTCATAATGGTCTATGGAAATGTACTTGATATAGGAACTCCAAGCGACAATACAGTTTCAACTGCTAAACTAGTAAATACTTCTGTTACTGCTGATAAACTAGCAACAGATTCAGTACAAACTGCAAAGATAGTTGATGATGCAGTTACAAAAGCTAAAGTTAATTTTATTTCAGATGCTACTGCTGGTGTTGAAGTAAAAGGCGATGGTGGTAGTAATGATGGATATATTCAACTTAACTGTTCTCAAAACTCACATGGAATTAAATTAAAATCTCCACCTCATAGTGCAAGTGCTTCATACACTTTAACTTTTCCAAATGATGATGGAGATGCAAACGAAGTTTTAACTACTAATGGGTCAGGAGTTTTAACTTGGAATGCAGTTAGTTCAGATTTTGTTAAATTAGCCTCAACATCAGGAAGTAATGTGTCATCAATAGATGTTAACGGTTTTTTTACTGCTGACTACGATAGATATGTAGTTTATTTAGAGGGTCTTTATGCTGGTAATTCAGGTGGATTAGACCTTTATATGAGATATAACACAGGAAGTTATTCAACACAAAGTACAAGCTACAATACAGTTTTAACGGGTTTATATGTTCAAGACAATGGCGATAGCCACGAACAACATATAGGCGCTTGGAATACAAATAAAATAATTGTTGGTAGATTACATAATGGCACAAATCAAAGATCAAATTCAGTAGTTACAATTTTTAATCCATTACAAACTTCTTATTATCATTACGCAACTGCTTTATGTCAAGGTTGGAACTCTGCTTCCCATTTTTGGGGTTTTCATACAGCAGGAGTTTGGTCAAATACAACAGCAGTAACAGGATTAAATTTTTCTGCACAAAGTGGAAATCTTTATGCAAACAAGATAACTTTATATGGAATAAAGGATTAATTTATGAAAAAAATAATATGTAATATAGAAAACCCAACAGGAATTGAAGTAGACTTAACTACTGAAGAAATAACAGAACAGGAAACTAAAGAAACTTTATTTAATGAGGGTGCTTTTGATAGAGCAATAGAACAATTACGAAAAGATAGAAATAAACTTTTAGCAGATAGCGATTGGGAAGTAACAATGGCTAAAGAAAAAGGCACAACATTATCTGCTGGATTTAAAAATTGGCGACAAGAATTAAGAGACATAACAAATGATCTTACAACAGTAGAAGAAGTAGAAGCAGTAGAATTTCCAACTAAACCATAGGATTCTTAATGGATTTAAGCAAACATTTCACTTTAGAGGAGATGGAAAAATCTCAAACAGCAACAAGGCGTGGTATAGAAAATAAAGCTGGTAGTGGAGAGATTAAAAATTTAGGTGACCTTTGTTATGAAGTGCTAGAGCCTGTGAGAGCAAAGTTTGGCAAACCTGTTACCATCACGTCTGGATATCGTTCAGAAGCATTATGTGAAGCAATAGGAAGTAAAAAAACTTCACAACATACGACAGGGAATGCCTGTGATTTCGAGATAGCTGGTGTTTCAAATTTAGCTGTCGCACTTTGGATCGAAAACAACGTTGACTTTGATCAGCTGATTCTAGAGTTCTATACAGGAGAGCCTAACAGTGGGTGGATACATGTATCGTACAAAGATGGCTCTAACAGAAAACAAGTATTAACATTTGATGGAAAATCGTATACAAATGGATTACCTGAAGCAAAATGGTCAGGTGGAAAACTAACAAACTAATAGGAGAATATTATGCCAAGAGGAATGGGTACATACGGAAGCAAAAGAGGAAGACCAGCTAAAAAGAAAAACAAAATGAATAAAAAGAAAAAGAAAAAGTAATGAGAAAAAAAGCTGTATGGAATAAAACAAGGCCAAAGAAATTAGGAAAGCCAAAAGCGTTTAACAAAAAATCTAAAGCCTATAAAAGTGCGAAAGCTAAAGCAGATCGTAGATTTGGTGGTGGTGTTAGTTTAGTTAAAAATATGTTTATTTCACAAGCTATTAAAAAATACAAACCAAAGAAAAAAAAATGAGTAAATCTGCATTACAAAAAATAGAATCACACGAAAAGCTATGTCGTATTATGCAGAAAGCAACACACGATAAAATTCACGACCTACAAAGTCAGATAAACAGAATTGAAAAAATATTATTAATCTGTGCTGGTTCTTTAATCAGTGCTATGGGTTATATAATTATGCTTTTAGTTGATAAGGTCTAAACCTTTACAAATAAGTAAAAAGGAAGTACAAGCTGTAAGTGTATGATTTACAAGAACGTTCTTATTATTTCTGATACTCACATACCCTATTCTGTTCCAGAATTATTACCATATTTAAAAGCGTTAAAATATAAATACAAAAATTTTGATAAAGTAATTCATATTGGCGATGAATTAGATAAACACGCAATGTCATTTCATGATTCAGACCCTGATCTTCCTAGTGCTGGAGATGAACTGAAATTATCTTTACCAACAATAAAAGAATTAGAAAAGTTATTTCCCCAAATGGATTTGATGGATTCTAATCATGGTAGTTTAATTTATAGACGAGCATTAAAGCATGGAATACCAAAAGCGTATTTAAGAAATTATAATGATTTTTTACAAGTTGGCAAAGGTTGGAAATGGCACGATGATTTAACAATAGATACACCTTTAGGAAAAGTTTATTTCTGTCATGGTAAGACAGCAGACGTTTTAAAATTAGCACAAAGTATGGGAATGAGTTGTGTGCAAGGACATTATCATTCGTCAATGGGTGTTAGATATTATGGTAATAGTTTAGGCCTGTACTTTGGTTTGCAAGTTGGTTGTATGATTGATAATAAATCATTGGCCTTTCGCTACAATAAGGTACAGAAAGCTAGACCGATTATAGGTTGCTCTGTGATACAAAATGGGTTACCAATCATAGAGCCTTTTATTAAAGATAAATCAGGCAAATGGATAGGAAAGTTATTATGAGTTCAAATACACTAAAAAAGACCCTTTTAAAGAGCCATAGAGCTACGCAGACGACAAACTCTGCTTTTTCTGATCAGGTATCAGGGAATCACTATAAGACGCTTAAAATACAGCCTCTGGAGTATTGTATGGCTAATGGCCTTAACGCTTGTCAAACTCATGTCATAAAATATGTTTCGAGATATGATAAAAAATGGAAAGATAAAAAAGATCAGATTAAAGATTTAAAAAAAGCAAAGCATGTAATTGATATGCAAATAGAATTATTGGAGAAAGAATAATATGTGGTTGAATTTATTATCGTTAGGTGTAAAGACAGGGGCGAAGCTATACCAAAATAAACAAAGAACAAAACAATTACTTTCAGACGCACAAATGCTTCATGCCGAGAAAATGAGCAAGGGTGAAATTGAATATAAAGCGAAAATTATTGAGAGTAATGATAATGGCTACAAAGATGAATTTGTCCTTATACTTATTTCCATTCCTATTCTTATATTGGGTTATTCTATTTTCACTGACGATATTGAAATTCGTAATAAACTAGATTTATTTTTTGAGTATTTTAATCAGCTTCCTTATTGGTATCAAGCAATTTTTATTGGTGTCGTATCTGCAATATATGGATTAAAGGGTGCTGACATTATGCGTAAGAAGTAGTATCATGTCTTAATGATAGACGCAGTAATCATAGACGCAGAATTTCAAATTGAAAGTAAGTACAATCCGTATGGACATTTTGTTGCGTTAAAATTTATCGATACAATACCTGACAGACCTAAACTGCTAAAAACAATTCACGATTTAACTGCACACGATGATGTTGAATTAATTGATTATAATTATAAGGAAATAAAAATTACTTCTAGGACAAGTTTGAAGTATTTTGATGTGACAAGAAACTAGGGCAGTCTTGATCCAAAAAACCACCCTAGCCAAATTATTAACTCTCGCTAATAACTCTATTCACTAACTGATAAAAATTGAATCAAGGAGTTCAATTCTCGTTAGTAAAATTCATTTATCTATTTCATCAACTTTTCTGTTGCTATGATGTTAATAGATTGTTGTTTTAAGTTTTCGCAATATGAATGAGCCAACTTTGATTGTATTTTATAATACAAATACATTTTATGATTGGTAGAAAGTTCTATTTTAACTTTCTTATATCTTTCATCATTACTTGCTTTAACTTTTGCTAAAGAAACAGATATTTTTTCATTATCCATTCTTTCGCTAACAACATAATCAAAAACTTCCTGTACCTGATCTTTAACATTATGATATTCGATTTCAGTATCAGCGAATAGCTTATCTACTTTATCCAAATATATTAATATCTGATCAGGGTTAAAAGTCTTTGGCCTTAACTCTATGTACTTTGGTTGTTCAGCCATTAACCAAGTTCTCTTTCATACATATCAGGGTTAAAATCAGTTGGACTTTCTTTAGACCAATCAATTTCTTCTCTAGGACTTACAGGCAACTTATCATCAGTAAGCTGTACACCTTGTTTAGCTTGTTGGTAGCTTTGCTGTGGTTGTTGCGTCATTGGTTGTTGCATAGTTGGTTGAGGATTATAACCAGCTTTACTAAATGGTTTAACCATATAATAAGTAACCTCTAATCCCATTCCATTACTATATTTATTTGCTTCTGATTGTGTTGTTTTTGCACCCCATTTCAGCACGTGGCCTGAACGTACATACTCTTGTACTTGTGGCGTATTTAACCAACCTTGTATGTTTGTTAAATCAAACATATTTTTAGTTAGTGTGCATTGAAATTGAGCCTTATTAGATGAAGCTTGATACTCCATTTTTGGGGCTTGGTTTCCTGTAGAATATAATTTTAATGTTAATCCACAGAATGGTAGTTTTCCTTGTTGTATTTGTGTCATGTTTTTCCTTTATTGTTGTTTCTGTTTTTGTTTTTTAGGTTTATTGTTTTCCATAGCTAACATTAAATATTTAGCACCAAGAAAAGCATTAAACATTTCTTTACTTAAAGGAAGTTCCTTAACTTCAATCTTGCTATCTTTTTTAGGCAACCTTATGATTAAACCTTTAGCAATTTTTTGTTTAGTTTCTTCCTCATACGCATACTTATATGCATTTAACTGTAATGTGTAGTCAAATGATATATGGTTACTTGTTTTAATATCAGCTAAAACAAGGTTTCCTTGCTTATCCTTTAGGACAAGATCAAGAGTACCAGCGTAGTTATGCTTTTTAGAAAAAATCTTTTTCTCTAATTCAACTACCTCGTATTCTTGGGTTTTCCACCAATCTAAAAATATGTTCCAACAATTAACAACTGCTGGATCAGATTGGGTAGGAATTTTTTTACCTTGAAGATAATCTTCAATCAATCCATGAACTACACTACCAACTAAACCAGCGTCATCTTTAACCCTGTCAGTTTTATTTGTAGCTTGATGTACGATTCTTTCAAGACTAACTCTGTCTAATGTTTTACCATTATCCATAATATCGTTAATTGAATCTTTTATCTCTCTAATCGGAGTATAAACTAACCAATTAACTAATTGTGGTTTAGGAATGCCTTTACCACAAATTCCAGTTACACTTTCGACCTTTTCCCCATTACAATAATAAATGTGGTTTTGGTCATCAAATGTTAACTCTAGACCATTTTTTAACTTATGTTTTATGTACATTTTTTTCCTTTTTAGTTATGACACTATCTAAAAAATTTGGCAAATCAAAACCATAATATTTTGAAAGATTCCATAATTTAGAAGCGTCTGATTTAATACCTTTCTCGAATTTATATAAATCATAAACCGAGTTAAAGTATGGTTTGTTGTCCTCTACTACTGCGTCCACAGTTAGCTTACATTTAAGCCTGATACTTTTAAATTTCAGGCCTATTAGCTGATTAAATAATTTACCAGATGGTTTTTTTTTAATCTCTACTATCATACCATCAATTAAGTAATCAGTTTGTCTTGTTTTATCCATAATAACCTTTCTAGTTTAAGATGGAATGTCCACGATTGTTTAAACACTTTCTAACGAGTGCTTCATACTTTGTGTCCATTGTACTACTGAACGACCAATACAAAATGTTGCTAACAAAATTTGTATTTTCTTTTGCAATAGTTTTACAATGTTGAAGATCATTAGTAAGTTCAACTGCTTTAGCTTCATCGAAAGTACCACTACGTCCAGCACTATCGACAATCGGCTTATAAGCACATTGGCTTAAACTTATTAAAATGAGCAAGTATCCGATCTTTTTCATTTTTTTTCCTCTCTTTTAGTTTGCGTTTATATTCATTCAGAGTAACAGCTTTTATTTTAGGCATATGTGTATATACCTCGTCAAAATAAGGATTGTTATCTCCAAAAGTCCATCTTCTTTTATTAGATATTCTAGTTATGAACTCTAATCTTTTTTCTATTATTTTATCTACCATATTATTACTCCTAATATAAAACCAACTACAAAACATAACCACTCACGTCTGTAATAAAGTTCTATTGCTTTCCAATCATTTTTTGTTTTTCCAAATATTAACATTATTGAACTCCTATTAAGTAATCTATTGTTAATTTAAAACCACCACAAAAGAAATACAACATCATTGCACCGAATAATATGTAATCTAAAGCGTCTAGTATTTTTTTCATATTTACCTTTCTAGGTGGGGCTACAAACCCCACCATTCTGATTGATTTATATTCTTGCACTTATTGGGTTGTTTGAAAAAATAACCAAGCCACCAAGTTCTTGTAAGAATCTTGCTCTATCGTCTGACTTACTTTCGTCATTAGCAATATTCGTAATCGCATTGGCAACATCGTATTTAGAAGTAACAAAAGTTTCTCCTACATAGTGGTTAAGTCTTTCAAAAACTCCTGCTCTTTCATCA